CTACATCCTGGCTTCCTGCATGTTCGGTCTGGCAGGCTGCCTGCTGGCTGCAAAGTCCGGCGGCGCATCCGTCAACACCGCAATGGGCTATGAGCTGGACGCCATCGCAGCCTGCACCATCGGCGGTGTTTCCACCACCGGCGGCGTCGGCACCGTGCCCGGCGTTCTGGTCGGCGTTCTGGTCTTTGAGCTGATGAAGGTCGCTCTGCAGTTCATGAACGTCAACTCCTCTTACACCTACATCGTGCAGGGCCTTGTCATCATCGTGGCTGTGGCCATCGATATCCGCAAGTACCTGGCAAAGAAGTAAGACCTCTTTCCGGCGGGCTGTCTGCTTTCGGGCGGGCAGCCCGCTTTTTGGTTTATTTGTTCATGATCGTGTGGTATCATAAAAGAAAACACCATCAGGAGGTGCAGGATGGCACAGCAGACACAGACCCCGGAGCAGCGCGAGGAAGAACTGGCCCGGCGCGAGGCCGCCCTCGCCGCACGGGAGGCAAAGCTTGCGCAGGAGCAGGCTGAACTGGCAGGCCGGAAGGCCGATCTTGAAGCGGGCAAAAAGAGCCTGCTGGACAACGGCGACAAGAACTTTGTGAACGCGAAGGAGAAAATGTACGATAAATTCCCGCTGACAGTGCACCAGATGGATATCATCATCGGGGTGCTGTTTGCGCTGATCACACTGTTCCTTGTGCTGGGCGTGACCCACACCAGCTTCTTTGGGCTGTTTGGAGGGTGAAGCGCTTTTCGGGTGGAGCGGTAAAATGGCCTTGGCCGTTTTGCCGCTCCTTCTTTTTCTTTGCTGCCGATTTGCGGGAAGTGATTGCATTTCATCTGCAATATGCGTATAATTTATCCTGACAGCTCTGCCGCATTGCGGCGGCAGGGAGAGGAGCGGAAAACGAATGAAAAAGAAATGGTTTGCAGCGGCGCTGGCCGGGACATTGCTGGCAGTGCTGCTGCTGAACGGATGTGCGTCGGCACAGACGGCGAAACGGCTGCGTTTCGGCGTGGCCGGTGAGGGCGGTGTGTACCACGCCTTTGGCGAATTGTATGCCGCACTGGAAAACGAGACGGATAACGGTACCGTGGAGCTCAAGACCACGGCCGGTTCAGCGGCGAACCTGCGCCTGCTGACCGGCGAATACCTGCAGCTGGCCATTGCGCAGGGGGACCTTGCGCAGGACGCCTACGACCAGACCGGCATTTTTGCCGATGAGGAGGAGACTCGCGGCTTTGGCGCGGTGGCGGCGCTGTACACCGAGGCCTGCCAGATCGTGGTGCGGGCAGACGTGGACATCCAGTCCGTGGAAGACCTGCAGGGCAAGACCGTGAGCATCGGTGCGGAGGAATCCGGCTCGGAGCAGAACGCACTGCAAATTCTGGCGGCCTACGGCCTGAACGACAAGCTGGTGGACACCGTGAACCTGAACTATGAGGACGCTGCCGCCCAGCTGAAAGCGGGCAAGGTGGATGCCATCTTTATCACGGCAGGCGCACCCAGCCCGGTGCTGACCGAGCTTGCCGGGGAGTGCGGCATCCGTCTGCTGAATGTGGACGGTGCGGCAGCCCAGCGTCTGACGAGCGCTTACAGCGCCTACAGTGCGGTCACGCTGCCGGCAGGTATGTATCCCGGCCAGGACACGGATGTGCAGACCGTGGGCGTGAAAGCCGTTCTGCTGGCCAGCGACGAGCTGCCCGCAAAGCAGGTGCAGAAATTGACCGAGCTGCTGTTCTCCGGCCGGGAAGGTATGGAAGAACAGCTTGGCATTCCGCTGGACGCGGAACAGGACGCTGTAGAGGGCGTTGGCATCCCGTTCCACGCGGGTGCGGCCGCTTACTATAAGGCGGCGGGAATTACGGTCGATTGAGCGGCCGGGAACAGAGGGAAAGCGAAGAATGAAGATCGAATTGGATATGTATCAGACGCTGGCCATTGCCGTGCTGGTGCTGATGCTGGGCAAGTTCCTGCGGGAGCGGGTGCGGCTGCTGGAGCGGTTCTGCATCCCGGCACCCGTCATTGGCGGCGTGCTGTTCGCCATTTTCACCTGCGTGTGCTATGTGACCGGCGTGGCCGAGTTTGCATTTGACGACACGCTGAAGGAAGTCTGCATGGTGATGTTCTTCACCTCGGTGGGCTTCCAGGCAAACCTCAAGGTGCTGAAAAGCGGCGGCAGGGCCATGATCGTGTTTCTGGGCGTGGTCATCGTGCTGATCGTCAGCCAGAACTTTATCGCGGTGGGGCTGGCGAAGCTGCTGGGCGTGGATGCCCTTGTGGGCCTGTGCACCGGCTCCATCCCCATGGTGGGCGGCCACGGCACGGCCGGTGCCTTCGGCCCGGTGCTGGAAGACTTCGGCATCAAAGGTGCAACCACCCTGTGCACCGCAGCGGCCACCTACGGCCTGATCGCGGGCAGCATGATGGGCGGCCCGCTGGGCAAGATGCTCATTGAGCGGCACAACCTGCTGGCCACCGTGGTGCCCGAAGACGACAGCCTGCTGGTGGAGGAGGAGATCAAGCACGAGCGCCACACCACCATGTACCCGGCGGCAAGCTTCCAGCTCATCATCGCCATGGGCATCGGCACGGTGCTTTCCAAGGTGCTGAGCCTGACGGGCATGACCTTCCCCATCTACATCGGTGCCATGATCGCGGCGGCGTTTATCCGCAATGTGGGCGAATACGGCGGCGGCTACACCGTGTATATGGGCGAGATCAACGACATCGGCGGCATCTGTCTGTCGCTGTTCCTGGGCATGGCCATGATCACCCTGAAGCTGTGGCAGCTGGCAGAGCTGGCCCTGCCGCTGATCGTGCTGCTGGCGGGCCAGACCCTGTTCATGATCCTGTATGTGACGCTGGTGGTGTTCAACGTGATGGGCCGCGACTATGACGCGGCGGTCATCGTGTCCGGTACCTGCGGCTTCGGTATGGGCGCAACGCCCAACGCCATGGCCAACATGCAGGCCATCTGCGACCGGTATTCACCCTCGGTCAAAGCCTATCTGCTGATCCCGCTGGTGGGCAGCCTGTTCGCGGACTTCCTGAACAGCCTGGTCATCACGGTGTTTATCAACTTTATCTGAGAACGTTTTTTGCGGAATTCGGGCGGGGAGCCCCGCACCGGGAAAGGAGACGTGCAATGTCGCTTCATCACCATCTGAAAATGTGGCTGCAGCAGAAGCTGTGGAAAAAACAGCCCCATGACCACGAGGAGGAAACTGTGGCTGTGCCGGAGGTGCACACCGGCAAGGTGGCGCATCACGCGGATGCGGACGGGACGCCTGCGGCGGACAAGCCCATCCATTACGATAACGTAGCCATCCCGGAGATCCATATCCACCCGAGACACAAATAATTCCTATCGTGAAAAGTCGTTTGGAGCGGTCCTGCGGTTGCACAGCAATAAAAGCCCCAGTGGGGCTTTTACTGCGTTAGCAGATGGAAGGGCTTTGCCCTGACAAACGTCGGGGCCGCGACAAACGCGAATAAAAAAGAATGCTTCCGCTGAAGATAGCCAGAGCGAATGCGGAGGCTATTTAAAATCATAAACAACGCAAAAAGCTCCCGTCCATCGGACGGGAGCTTTTTGTGTGCAATAAAATCAGCGGCTTAGAGGAAGACGTACTTCAGGATGAACAGCACGGTCAGCACGTACATGAGCGGGCTGATCTTCTTCTCCTTGGCTTTGCCGGTGATGACGTTGATGAGGGTCCAGGAGATGACGCCGATGGCGATGCCCTCAGAGATGCTGTAAGCAGTGGGCATGGCCAGGATGGTCAGGAAGGCAGGGATGCCCTCGCTGGGGTCGTTGAAGTCGATCTTGACGGCAGAACCCATCATGTAGAAGCCCACGATGATCAGAGCCGGAGCCGTTGCAAAGCTGGGGATGGTCAGGAACAGGGGGCTGAAGATGGTGGCAAGCAGGAACAGCACACCGGTGGTCATGGCGGTCAGACCGGTGCGGCCGCCCTCGGTAACGCCGGAAGCGCTCTCCACGAAGGTGGTGGTGGTGGAGGTGCCCAGAACGGCACCGGCGCAGGTGGCGATGGAGTCCGCCAGCAGTGCGCCCTTGATGTGGGGCAGCTTGCCGTCCTCATCCAGCATGTCGGCCTTGGAAGCCACGCCGATCAGGGTGCCCAGGGTGTCGAACAGGTCCACGAACAGGAAGGAGAACATGACGGCGAAGAAGTTCAGGAAATCAAAGCCCGAGAAGTCGGTCTTGAACACCTGACCGAAGGTCTTGCCCAGGGCGGAGAAGTCAAAGCTGACGAAGGCGGTGGGGATGACGGAGTACATGCCTGCATCCGGGTTCGGGACGTAAAGGCCGGTGAGCTCGCAGAGGATGCCCAGCACCCAGGTGATGAGGATGCCGTACAGGATACCGCCCTTGACGCGCTTGACCAGCAGGATAGCGGTGATGACCACGCCGATCAGGGCCAGGATGGCGCCCACGCCAACGCTGTGGAAGGTCTCGCCCTTGAAGTGCTGGTAGGTGACCAGGGTGGAATCGCTGTTGACGATCAGCTTTGCGTTCTGCAGGCCGACGAAGGCAACGAACAGGCCGATGCCCACGCTGACGGCGCTTTTCAGGGTCATGGGGATGGCATTGAAGATGCCCTCACGCACATTGGTGAGAGACAGCACGATGAAGATGATGCCTTCCACAAAGACGGCCATCAGGGCCAGCTGCCAGCTGTAGCCCATGGTCAGGACGACCGTGTAGGAGAAGTAGGCGTTCAGGCCCATGCCGGGAGCCAGGGCGAAGGGGTAGTTGGCCAGCAGAGCCATCAGGGCAGTGCCGACGAAGGATGCCAGTGCGGTGGCGATCAGAACAGCCTCGGAGTCCATGCCCGAAGCGGACAGGATGTTGGGGTTGACCGCAAGGATGTAGGCCATGGTCATGAAGGTGGTGATACCAGCCATGATCTCGGTCTTGACATCGGTGTGGTTTTCTTTCAGATGAAAGACATTTTCTAACATGAAGAACCTCCTGATTCCAAATAAAATATCCCGCCAGTGGGAAACAGCGGGAAGAACAGTGCCTATTGTAGCATGTTTGAAGGGGCGTTGTCCACGGAAAAAACACAGTTTTTTCATTTTTTGTCCAAATTTCGCAAATGAGTATGACTATAGAGAGCGTGCAGGAAATTTTGCCCGGGCGGGAAAATTACTGCACGTTTTTTCCTTTGCAAAAATCAACGCTTTTCAAAAAACAGCGATGACAGATGATAAAAAATGAGCTGATTTTATACAAACTGAATAATAGCTGCGAAAAAATACTCTGTGGGCCCGAAAAAGTACACCCTGTCGGGATGCGGGAAAGGGTGGTATCCTTTTGCCATGGACAGGCGGAACGCCGGAAAGGAGATGACCCGAACACGATGGGGCAGACAAAACAGGCAAGAGGCCTGGCGAGCCTCGGCCGCGCCACCGACACCCTGAGCACCCTGCTGGCACAGCAGGTGCGGGAGCTGAACGACCGTCAGAAGGCCGCAAAGAGGGAAGGCACGGCGGACCCGGGCACCATGAAGGGACTGAAGGAGGCCACCGCCGTATTGAAAGATCTGGCCGCCGTGGCGAAGACCCTGAACGAGCAGGGCACCCAGACCGAAGGGGCCGAGTGCGGCGTGGTGCTGCTGCCGCAGGTGGAGGAGGAGATATGAACACAGCAGAAAACAGAACGCCGGTGGTGTGGCGGCCCCAGCCCCGGCAGGCCGAATTCATGCGCCGCCCGGAGCCGGAAGCACTGTACGGCGGGGCAGCCGGCGGCGGCAAGAGCGACGCGCTGATCGTGGAAGCGCTGCGGCAGGTGGACATCCCACACTACCGGGCGCTGATCCTGCGCAAGACCTACCCGCAGCTTTCGGACCTGGTGGACAAGAGCCAGATGTACTACCGCAGGGCCTTCCCGAAGGCACAGTACAACGCCACGGCCCATGTGTGGACCTTCCCCAGCGGGGCCAAAATTTACTTTGGCTCCATGCAGTACACAAAAGACCGCACGAACTATCAGGGCAAAGCCTTCGACTTCATCGGCTTCGACGAGCTGACCCACTTTGAGTGGGAGGAGTACAGCTACATGATGAGCCGCAACCGGCCCACCGGCCCGGGCACCCGGGTGTACATGCGGGCCACCACCAACCCCGGCGGCATCGGCCACGGATGGGTGAAGGCGCGGTTCATCACGCCGGCACCGCCCGGCACGCCCATCACCGAAGAATACACGGTGAAGTGCCCGGACGGCACCGAGCAGAAGCTGCAAAGGGCGCGGGTGTTCATCCCGTCCAGCATCTTCGATAACCCCGCCCTGCTGGCCAACGACCCGGGATATCTGGCCAGCCTTGCCAGCCTGCCGGAAGCGGAAAAGCAGGCCCTGCTCTACGGCAGCTGGGACAGCTTTTCCGGGCAGGTGTTCACTGAGTGGCGCAACGACCCGGCCCACTATCAGGACCAGCGCTGGACCCACGTTATCGCACCCTTCGCCATCCCGAAGCACTGGGCCATCTACCGCGGGTTCGACTTCGGCTTCTCGAAGCCCTTCTCGGTGGGGTGGTATGCCGCCGACGAGGAGGGGCGGCTCTACCGCATCAAGGAGCTGTACGGCTGCACCGGCCGCCCCAACGAGGGCCTGCGCATCGACCCGGTGGAGCAGGCCCGCCGCATCCGGGAAGCAGAACAGAACGACCCGCTGCTGCGCGGGCGGGTCATTCACGGCATCGCCGACCCGGCCATCTTCGACGAGAGCCGGGGCGAGAGCATCGCCGCCATGATGGAACGCAGCCCGAACTTTCTGCACTGGTCGCCCGGCGACCACACCCGCCTTGCGGGCAAGATGCAGTTCCACTACCGGCTGAACTTTGACACCGACGGCAGACCCATGCTGCAGGTATTCAACACCTGCAAGCACTTTATCCGCACCATCCCGAACCTCGTATACGACGAAAGCAACGTGGAGGACATCGACACCCGGCAGGAGGACCACATTTACGACGAGTGCCGCTATGTGCTGATGGAAAACCCCATCAGCCCGCCGGTGCGCTGTGCGGCACCGCCCATGCCCGACGACCCGCTGGAACTGCACAAGCGGGCAAGATTTTACCGAATTTGAACCTCTCAGGCAGCGCTCCCGAAGGGGCGAGCTTATAAAGATGAAAAGGAGAAACGCGATGGACGAATACGAGAACGAAGCTTTGCCGGTGGGCGAAGCACAGGTGGCCGAGGCGATGCAGACTTTGCAGCGCTACAAGGCCGGAAAGGCGGCACTGGACAAGCGCATTGTGGATAACGAATTGTGGTTCCGCATGGGGCACTGGAAAAATTACCAGAACCCCATGATGCCTGGCAAGGCCCAGCCTTCCAGCGGGTGGCTGTTCAACAGCATCGCCAACAAGCACGCCGACGCCATGGACAACTACCCGGAACCCAACGTGCTGCCCCGGGCGGCCGACGACGAGGAGACGGCGCGGGCGCTTTCCAGCGTTTTGCCGGTGGTGCTGGAGCAGGCTGACTACGAGAAGGTGTACAGCGACGGCTGGTGGCGCAAGCTCAAACAGGGCACCGGGGTCACCGGCATCTTCTGGGACGCGGCGGCACGGGGTGGCATCGGCGACATTGCGGTGCGCAGTGTCAACCTGCTGATGCTCTACTGGGAGCCGGGTGTGGAGGACATCCAGTCTTCGCCGGACTTTTTCAGCCTGAGCCTGGAGGACACCGCCCGGCTGTGTGCGCAGTACCCGCAGCTGAAAGGCCGCACCGCCAGCGTGCTGGACGTGCCCCGTTACATCCACGATGCCGGGCAGGACACCAGCACCAAGAGCGTCGTGGTGGACTGGTATTATAAACGCCCGGATGAAAATGGCCGCATGGTGCTGCACTACTGTAAGTTCTGCAACGGGGTGGTGCTCTACGCCAGCCAGAACGACCCGGCCCTGGCTGGCCGGGGCCTCTACGACCACGGGCAGTATCCCTTCGTGTTCGACCCGCTGTTTGTGGAGGAGGACAGCCCGGCGGGCTTTGGCTACATCGACGTGATGAAGGACTGCCAGACCGCCATCGACAAGATGAACCATGCCATGGACGAGAACGTACTGCTCTCAGCCAAGCAACGGTATGTGCTCAGCGACACGGCGGGCGTGAACGAGGAAGAACTGGCCGACTTCAGCCGGGACATCGTCCATGTGGCGGGCCGGCTGAACGACGACAGCTTCCGCCCGCTGCAGACGGCCGGACTGCAGGGCAACAGCCTGAGCTACCGCCAGAGCCGCATCGAGGAGCTGAAGGAGATCAGCGGCAACCGCGACCTGACCCAGGGCGGCACGGCTGGCGGTGTGACGGCGGCCAGTGCCATCGCGGCCCTGCAGGAGGCAGGCTCGAAGCTCAGCCGCGACATGCTCAAGAGCGCCTACCGCGCCTTTGCAAAGCAGTGTTACCTCATCATTGAGCTGATGCGCCAGTTCTACGATGAGCAGCGGGTGTTCCGCATCGTGGGGGCAGGGGGCGAGAACCAGTTCGTGCCCTTCTCGGCGGCCGCGCTGCGCCCCGTGCCCGGCGGCAGCTTAGGCGGCGTGGAACTGGGCAGCCGGGAGCCTATCTTTGACATTGTGGTGAGCGCGGCAAAAAAGAGCACCTTCAGCCGCCTTTCACAGAATGAGACCGCGAAGGAGTGTTACCAGCTGGGCTTTTTCAAGCCGGAAAACGCCGACGCCGCCCTCGCTGCGCTGGACATGATGGACTTTGAGGGCGTCGAAAAGGTGCGCCAGCGGGTGCAGCAGAACGGCACCCTTGCCCAGAAGCTGGCGCAGATGCAGGATCAGATGGTGCAGATGGCGGCAGTGATCGAGATGCAGGGCGGCGGCCAGAACACCGCCGGGGGCCTGACCCGCAGCGTGAGCAGCGCGTTCATGCAGAAAAGCGGCAAGGCCGCAGGCACGAAGCTTGCCGGGCTGGGCAGCGCCCTGCCCACCGCTGCCGCCGCAAAAGCTATGGATCTGACGTAAGAAAAGGAGGTGAAAACTATGATGAAGATCGTTTACAGTGAAATGGACACCCCGGCCGGGCTGAGCTGCCGACTGGAAGCCGCCGGTCACGCAGGCTATGCGCCCGCCGGGCAGGACATCGTCTGCGCCGGGGCCAGCACCGTGATGCAGGGGCTGGTGTATCTGCTGGCCGGGGAGGAAAACACCCACAGCGATGCCTTTGACGAACCGGACGGTCCGCGTCTGGCCGTGCAGGCTGATGCACCCTGTGCCGAGTGGGTGCAGGGGGCCTTTGAGCTGGCAAAAGCCTGCTTTGTGCTGCTGGCCGAGCGCTACCCGGAGAACGTCCGCTTTGCGGATGTGAGCCAGAGAGGAAAGGAGAGCATGATGGATCTGCAGCTCTTTGCCAGTGAGGACGGCGGTGCCGCCCCCGCAGCCCCGGCCCTGAGTGAAGCGCAGACCCGGCAGGCGGTGGCGTCCGGTACCATGAAGCCCGGCGAGGCGGAAGCACCCGCCGTGCCGCAGGCACCGGAAACACCGCCCGAGCATCTGCCCGGACCGACGCAGCCGGAACCGCCCGCACCGCGCCCGGACCGGAACCTGCCGCCGCTGCCGCATCTGCCCGCGATGGCGCAGAACACGGTGCGCGGCCTGCACGCCCGCTGGGCCGCAGAGGAAGCTGCCCTGCGCCGCAGCCAACCGGATTTCAGCCTGAAACAGGAGCTGCAGAACCCGGAGATGCGCCGCCTGATGCAGCTGCCCGGGATGCGGGTGCAGGACGCCTACCGGCTGGCCCACTATGATGAAAGTCTGCGCACGGCCGCCCAGACCGTGGAGCAGGGGGTCGTGGAGCGCATCCAGCAGCGGGCTGCACGGCCTGCCGAGAACGGCATCCGGCCCGGCGGCGCGGCCACCATCCGCCCGGATGTGGCCAGCATGACCCGCGCCCAGCGGGAAGCGCTGGAGCGCCGCGTGCTCCACGGGGCACAGATCGTATTGTGAAAGCAGTTTTAGAAAAAAGAAAGGAAACGACTATGAACCAGAATTTCAACATCCAGCTGTTCGCCGAGAACCAGAACACCACCGCCACCATGTCGCCCGAGATGAAGACCTTCTACGAGAAGCGTCTCATCGACCAGGCCGAGCCGCGTCTGGTGCACGACCAGTTCGCCGATTACTACCCGGTGCCGCAGAACGGCGGCAAGACCATCGAGTTCCGCAAGTACGACAGCCTGCCCAAGGCGTCCACCCCGCTGACCGAGGGTGTGACCCCCAACGGCCAGGCCCTGAACGTGACCACCATTACCAGCGACCTGCACCAGTACGGCGGCTGGACCCCGCTGACCGATGTGCTGCAGATGACCGCCATCGACAACAACGTGGTGCAGGCAACCCGCGTGCTGGCAAGCCAGGCGGGCCGCACGCTGGACAGCATCACCCGCGATGTGCTGGCGGGCGGCACCAACGTCATCTATGCGCCCAAGCTGTCTTCCGACGGCACTGAGACCGCCGTGGCCAGCCGCAAGGCACTGGACAAGACCTGCACCCTGACCCCGAAGCTGTTCTTCCAGGCGGCGGCGCAGCTGGGCGCAATGAACGCGGACCCCATCGGCGACAGCTACATCGCCATCATCCACCCCTATGCCGCTTACGACCTCAAGACCAGCAAGGAGTTCATTGAGGTGCACAAGTACGCTGACCCCGAGACCATGTTCCGCGGCGAGATCGGCAAGCTGGGCAACATCCGCTTCATCGAGACCAGCGAGGCGAAGATCTGGAAGGACGATACCTGTCCCACCGGTCTGGCGGTGTTCGGCACGCTGGTGCTGGGTGCCCACGCCTACGGCGTCACCGAACTGGAGGGCGGCGGCCTGGAACACATCGTCAAGCAGCTGGGCTACGGCGATGACCCGCTGAATCAGCGCGCTTCCGTGGGCTGGAAGGGCATGCGCGCCGCCGAGCGTCTGGTGGAGCAGTACATGGTGCGCATCGAGAGCGCGTCCAGCTATTCCGCCACCGCTGCCGCCAACTGAGGAGGTGTGAACCATGACTGAAACGAAAAACGTGCGCATCCGGCTGTTCAAGGACAACAGCCGCTACAAGGGCGACCTGTTCGTGAGTGTCAACGGCGTGAACTATAAGATCCGCCGCGGCGTAGAAGTGGAAGTGCCGCCCGAGGTGGCCGAAGTGCTGGAGCACAGCCAGATGCAGGACGAGCTGACTGCTGCCCGCATTGCGGCGGCAGAAAACACCGCGCAGTAAACCGCCCGGCAAATCGAACGCAAACCGGAAGCCCGGCTGGGAAACTTGGCCCGGCCGGGCTTTCCTTATAAAAAAGGAGTGTGAACCTATGACCGTGGGACAGGCGCTGGAACGCGCCGAAGAACTGCGCCCGGGCAGCCGCATTGCCCGCGCGACCCGCTGCGCATGGCTGAAGGAAGCAGATGCCATGCTGCGCCAGCGCTTTTTCAAGAACAGCATCACAGACGCTTACGACGAGGTGGGGGCGGACCTTGCCTGGGACGACGGCCTGCAGGACGAGGATGTGCTGCTGGCACCGGAACCCTTTGATGCAATGTATCCGCATTATCTGTGCGCCATGACCGACGCGGCTCTGGGCGAGACCGACCGCTATGCCGGGGAGCAGGCCCAGTACAACAGCCTGCTGGCTGAGCTGGCGGCGTGGCTGCGGCGCAGCTACCCGGTACGCCCGGGCAGCCAATGGCGCTGGTGAGGGAGGTGAGAACATGGTTCTTGCGAACCGGACGAAGCTCGCGAACAGCCGCAGTTTGGTGCGGGTGTTCGGCGGGCTGAACGAGACCTACGCCTGCTCGGAGGCCGAGTACAGCGCGGGGCTGAACTTTTCGGCCCGGGACTTCCCGGCGCTGAGCACCCGCAAACCCCGCCGCAAGCTTCGGGCGCTGACCGGGCTGAACGGCATGTACCACCTGAACGGGCTGCTGACCGTCTGCGGCCGGGACCTTGTGTACACGCCGGACAGCGGCGGCGACACCGTGACCTGCACGGACGCCGTGGCCGACAGCCGCAAGGCGCTGGTGGGCATCGGCACGAAGATCCTCATCTTCCCGGACAAAACGGCCTTTGACACCGCCGACGGCAGTGTGCAGCCGCTGGGGGCCGCATGGCAGGCCGACGGCCAAAGCGTGCAGTTCGCACCCTGCGACGCCGAAGGCAAGACCTACGAAGTGAGCGGGTACGGCAAAGAGGAACCGGAAGACCCCGCAGACGGGCAGCTGTTTTTAAAGGTGGAGGACGAGGTACACCCCTGGAGCAGCACCGGCACGCTGGAAGTGTACAGCACAGTTTCCGGCAGCTGGACCGCCATCCCGCTGGAATACTGCCGCATCACGGCGGCAGGCGCGCAGGAGCTGTTTGCCCAGTGGGACACCGTGACCGTGGCGGGCACCGCTGCGAAGCAGGCTGGCATGTGGGAAGAACTGGACGGCGACCTTGTGGTGTACGACGCGGAAGAAAATGCCCTGCGGGTGCGGGTAACGCCGGGCGGCGACTGCTTTTACGGCACGCTGGTGCAGGGTGCAGACAGTGCGCTGTGGACCAGCCTGGACGGCAGCGAGACGCGCAGCATCCCGCTGGAAAGCACGGTGCGCATGGAGCGCCGGGTGCCGGACCTCGATTACATCACCGAGTGCGACAACCGGGTGTGGGGCTGCAGCAGCAGGGAAAACGTCATCTATGCCTGCCGCCTGGGCGACCCCACCAACTGGTTCAGCTACCGGGGCATCGCGGCGGACAGCTATGCCGTCACCGTGGGCAGCGACGGAGCGTTCACCGGCGCGGCTACCTGCATGGGCTATGCGCTGTTCTTCAAGGAGAACACGCTGCACAAGCTCTACGGCTCGAAGCCTTCGGACTTTCAGCTCACCTCGCTGCACTGCCGGGGCGTGGCAAAAAATGCGGCCCGCAGCCTGTGCGTGCTGAACGAGACGCTTTATTACCTCTCGCCGGACGGCGTGATGGCCTGGGATGGCAGCATCCCCACAAAAGTTTCCGGTGTGCTGGACGCAGGCCGCCTTGCCAATGTGCAGCAGGCGGTGGGCGGTGCGCTGGACGGCCGCTACTATCTGCACGTTTCCCGCGCGGAAGCGGGCGGTGACCGGGCCCGGCTGCTGGTCTATGACACCGAGCGCAGCCTGTGGAGTGAGGAGAACGTCTGTTCCTACGAGATGGCCAGCACCGGCGGGCAGCTCTACCTCTGGGATGGGCAGGCGCTGTGGGCGGCAGACCCCAGCCGGGAACGCGACTGGCAGTCCACCGACGGCGTGGAGGAAGCGCTGCACTTTGAGCTGACCACCGGCGACATCGGGCTGGACGGGGCCGAGGACCGCTACCTCTCCCGGCTGACCCTGCGGCTGGACGCCGGATGCGCCAGCACCGTGGAGGTGGCTGCCAGCTACGACGGCGGCCCGTGGGAGACGGTGGCCAGCCTGTGCGCTCAGGGCAGCCGCCGTAGCTACGATCTGCCCTTTGTGCCCCGGCGGCACGGCACGCTGCGGCTGCGGCTGCGCGGCACCGGGCAGATCACCCTGCGCAGCATGGCAAAGACACTGGCCGCTGCCAAAGGCGGCATCACAGAATGAAACAGGAGGTATGACGAATGGCAAGCGTGATGGGCATCAGCAAGATTGGCCTGCCGAAGCTGGGCGAGAACATGGACCCCGAGGACGCCCGGGCTCTGCGCAGCTATCTTTACCAGATGCAGGAACAGCTGCAGTATGTGCTGACCAATCTGGACACGGAAAACCTTTCCGACGATTTGCGCACAAAGCTGCAGGGCTTATAACAGAAAGGAGAAGTTATGGCAGACAAAAAGAAAGAGGAACAGACGCTGGATGCCGTGCAGGCGCAGGCCGGGGCCGAGGGCACGGCGAATGCGTCCGACGGCTACTCTGCCGCAGGGCTGAACAGCCGCAAGGATGTGGAGGATGCGCTGACAAATGCCAGCTACAAGCCCGGGCAGTCGGTCACCGACGCGGCGCAGGCGCTGAAGGAGTGGCAGGCGAACCGCCCGAAGGACTACCAGAGCAATTACCAGGAGAAGATCGACCAGCTGCTGGACCAGCTGCTGCAGCGCCAGAGCTTTCAGTACAGCTACACGCAGGACCCGCTCTACCGCCAGTATGAGCAGACTTACCTGCAGAACGCCCACAATGCCAGCGCTGACGCGGCGGCACAGGCCGCAGCCCTGACCGGCGGCTACGGCTCCAGCTACGCTGCCAGCGTGGCCCAGCAGGCCTACCAGCAGCAGATCGGGGCGCTGAACAACGCCATCCCGACGCTGTACAGCCTGGCGCTGGACACCTACGAGAGCGGCGGCAACGATCTGGTGACCCAGCTGGACCAGCTGACCGGCAGCGAACAGGCTGCCCAGAACCTTTACAATGACCAGCTGGCGGATTACTACACCCAGCTGGAGCAGAAGGGCAATGCTTACAACAGCGCCTACGCCCAGGATTACGGCCAGTATCAGGATTATCTGAGCCAGCTGGGCACCCTGCACGACTACTATTCGGCGCAGGAACAGCAGCAGGCGGCCCAGCGCCAGCAGCGGTTCAACAACGTGATGAGCGTGCTGGGCTTCCTGGGCGATGTGGTGCAGATCGCGCTCAGCGGCACCACGGGCCTCGGCTCCATGCTCAGCGGCCTGCTGAACACCGGCTACAACATCTACTCCGGCAACCGCCAGTATGAGGCTAGCCGCGCGGATAACCAGTGGAACCAGCAGATGCAGGAGAAACAGTATCAGGACAAGCAGAACCAGCAGCTTTACGAAAACGAGTTCAACGAGCGGGAATATCGGGACAAACTCAACCAGCAGCAGTTCAACAACGACGTCACCAACCAGAAGCTGAACATCGCGCTGGGCGAGTGGAACCTGAAAAAGTCCACCGCCGCCCAGAAGGCCAGCCAGGCGGGCGGCAGCGCTTCCGGCAGCAGAGCAGGCAGCTCCGGCACGGGCAGTGCGGGCACCGGCAGCAGCACCTATACCGGTGCGGGTTTGGGCAGCACGGGCAGCAGAAGCGGCAGCGTGACGGTGCCCTACACGGCCATGCTGATGCGCAGCCAGGGCAGGAGCGACAGCAGCATCACCGGCGCGCTGCAGCGGGAGGGCTACTCCAATGCGGAGATCGCGCAGATCTTGCAGCAGATGAAGCGCTGAGAAACGCGGCAGACACAAAATGAAAAAAGCATGTGCGGGGCACGAACGGCCATTCCGGCCGATGTGCTTCGCACATGCTTTTTGTTTGCGGTTTCGAACGGGGAAAATGAGTTTGAGAGCCCCGCTGGGCTGTTGATTGCCTTGCCTTTGGCAAGGCCGTGCTGTTCGAGCCCCACTGGGCACCCCACCAACAAAAAAGTCCGCTGTTGAAAAGCATCAGCGGGGAGACTCCCTATTTATAGATTCCTGAAGATCAGGACCCGCGGGCTAAGCAACAGCCCACTGGGCTGATTGCTTACTCTGCCGCTGGCGCGTCAGAGCCGCCCTGTTCGAGCCCCACTGGGCACCCC